CCTTATTTTCCTTGTTAAGCTCCATTCATCAACCAATCCATCTGTGTCAATATTACTCTGTATAGGTTCAATTATATCTCCATTGTATGATCCGCTTGTAGTAAAATCAACAATATCAAGTGTTTCAAAGATCACGTCAGAATTTGATGAAGCAATAACTTTCAAACCCTTATCAATAGCTGATGCATCACCATAATTAGGTCCCTCGCCTGCTGCTGTTGCGCCAACTTTCTGTGTTAATGTTAGTGTCACATGAGCAGGTGTTATTGGTTTTGTTTTATATCCTAGCATGTTTGCTATATTTATAATGTTTCGTTTTTCTTCAGCTAGAGGAAGTAACATTTCTCTATACTGTTGATCTATGTAAAAAGATAATACATCACCAACATAAGCTGACATTTCCATTAACATCATACCAGGCGAAGACTCATTAAAATCTTTATATGTATTTGGAAAATATGTTTTTGAATATTCTATCAAAGACTTCTTAATTGTCAAAAAATCTTTATTAATGTAATTTACATTTGATTCTTTGAAGTCTTTTTTATTGTACGGCATTTCTATTCTCCTATTTCAATATTAACACTACTTAAAATATTTGGATCTCTTATAATATTAAATGTTACTTTTATATTTATTGTATTCATTTCTTTATTAAATAAAATGTCTATATCTTTGATTTCCACAAAGGGAAGCCAAAAACTCATTACATCTATAATCTCGTTCTGTATTGATATGATTGTATCCGAATCTACTTGTTGAAATAAAAATCTTTTTAATGCTACGCCAAGATTTGGCTGCATCAATCTTTCACCGCGCTCTGTTTGTAATAATAGTTTAATATTATTTTTAACGGCTTCGATTGTTGTTGCTGTCGATTTGAACCAGCCTTCAACTCCATTTGACTTATGAAATGGATAATCAATTCCAACAAATATATTATCATCTCTGTCTTGAATAAATGGTTTTATTGTTGTATCTCTAATTGCCATCTTACTTCTTCACCACCTTATTTGGATCTAACTTTACTTTAGTAAAAGTATTCCACTTATCTTTTGTGTCTCCTCCCGGCACTTTAATTGCAGGCATTCCAACATATGCATGTCCAGTTGCTATCATTATTCCCTTAGCAAGACTTATTGGCGCAGTACTTCCGGGCCCTACAGTTACTTGTGCAGCCGGGGAGCCGGCTGTTGGAATCCCAGGTAATATTGATATAGCACCTGGTGCCATGCATTTAAAATCTTCAAGTTCCAATGAAGCTTTCATCTCTGTTATCGTAAATGTCTGAGCAGTCACCCAATTTATTATAGCATCAGTCAAATCTTTAGCTAGCTCGGTTATCTTTGTTGTGTCTCCCCCACCATGCTCCTCTGTACCTGGGTCATCTGCCAGAGTTGAATTTATAAATGCTGCCTCTATGTCTGATTTCAATCCCATATTATTAACCTTTTTTCTTATTCATTGTCTTCATTAATCCGCTATAATCTTTTGTTATGGCATCAGTCACATGATCAGGGACTGAATTCGGATCAACCCCCATTGAACTAATCATTTGATTATCTGACAGTTGGTCTCCGCTCATATTATAATTTTTGCTAATTATATCATTCATATTATCAGTATTAAATGTTCCTCCACCGAGCGTCTCCCAATCATCTGAGTTTGCTGTCTCGTTTAAAATATTATTTAGCATGGTGTCTTTTGTATAGTTCCTTTTTACTATTTTTTTAGGCTTCCTTCTTGTGTCTATCGATTCCTTAACTTTTTTTGTCTTATATTCTTTCAAATATTTTCTTAATTCCATTTTTACTTCTTCTCTTACAATTTCTCGTATAAGAACTTTTAATTCAGAACTTTTCATTGTTTTCTCCTATTAACCATTTAATTCTATATAGTGTTTGTTGCTAACAAAATTGTTAGCGTCTTTTCCAATTTTATTTTTTATCTTCATTAGCTCCGGTATCAATGTACCGGGACCACCATTATTAAATCCCATTGGCAGAGGTGCTCCTTGACAAAATCCATTCATCTTTAAAAGAATATCTATAAATTCTTCGAACAGAGCTCTCCAATTTTCTCCAACAACCAATCCTTGTCTGTCTGTAACTTCACTATCTCTTGATGCCTTTCCTAAAAAAATATTCTTAGACTCAATCACGGTATCATTCCTAACAGATATTGTCAATGAGTTTCCTGCCCCAATATGGATATTCTTAAACGACGATAAGAACATACTTTCAGTTCTAGCATTTATTGTTACCCTTTCAGAATTTTGAAATATTTGATTATTAGAATAATCATAAATTATTTCAGCGGCATTTTCTCCGTTATTTATATCTGATACAAGTGTTGACATTAATCTTTCATTATCCTCAACTGTATCAGATGATAGAACCCATGGATTTAGAATTATATCTTCTCCTTCTTTCTTTTTATCAGTATTGAAATGCTGTCTTATTGTTCCATTCTCTATCATTGCCAAAATTGAACCGTCTGCTGCTCCCTCGACTATACTTGATGGTACTCTAGCATTTGAAATTATTATATAAGGATTTATATTTCTACTTCCAATTCTTATACTGTTTCCATGTCTTCCTTCAAATGACATGTCACCATGAATTTCTCCTAAAGTTTTATTTGTTTCTGATGGATCATCAAGTATTGCTTTATATAATTTTTGAAGTCTTGCAACTGATGATACTTTCTTAAAATTTCTAGATAATCCAATCATTTCTCTACTTGAAATTTTGCTATCCCTTTTTGATTTCTTTATTTCAGCTTGATTTAAATGATCTATATTAAAATTAGGACTATTTGCAGTATTTAAGGGCCCTAAATAATATTGTACTCCACCAATTGTACATAGAAGTATTGGATCACCTATAACAGGTACATCTACAAATCCTCTTAATAATGGATAATATCTATCTTCTTCATCTAATAATGAAGTCTTTTTAAGTTTATCAGTATAATGAGATTTTGCAAGTATACTATTTATTTTTCTTGGTTTTCCATCAAATGACAATGATTGATAGCTAGTTATAACTTGACCAACAATTCCAGGTACAAATTGCAAAAATACTTCTTCAGGTTTAGTACCCCCTGCAAATAATTTTTCAAAGCCGGTTGAAACTTTTTCTTTTATTACAAAAGTAGATCCCATAATTAATTTTCCATAAAATTTACTTTATTTTCAACATCATTTATTTTATCACTTTCTTTTTGTAAATCAGTTGCAGTCTCTTGCAATGACTGTATTAACTCTTCCTTTTCTTGATCAGATAAACCAAGTGAATCTTCATCGCTTTCGCTTTGTGATCTAGTGATAATCCTCTGAAGTACACTGGCCAATTTAACTAAATGTTCATCATTTTTTACAGATACATCCATCAATTCTTTTATTATAGGTCCTATAAGTGCAACATCATTGATCCCATTGATCAGACCATGCACTTCTTGTATTAACAAGTCTAACTGAAGTTTCTTATTTTTAGAATTTTCATAAATATCTTTAGTAAGATCTTGAAATGTTTTTCCTTCAAATATTTCTATATCACTCATAATCCATTATTTAATTTAAAAGTTAATGCCAACAATACAACTATAAATATAAGAAATGATAAAATGTCGAATAAAGAAAAAGGCGATAATGCTATCGCCTTTTAAATTTAAAGTCTTAATATTTATATTTTTCTATATAAATATTGTTCCTTTACTATCAAATGTTTCTTTAAGTTTTTTATATTTTAATTTCATTATATTAATGACCTTTGTTACTTTTGTTGTTGGTAAGCCAGTCATTTCTCTTAACAATATATAAATTGCTTTTTTATTAAAATTTTCTATTTCATTTGTTTTATTTATTATATCTATGATTGCATATGCAATCAATTTATCTTCCTTTTTCTTAAACATGCTTTCTACTCTACCTTCGAAATAAACAGCCATTTCATTTAAAAAATCATTATATTTAGTTAAATCAAGACTATCATCAGAAACTTTATTTTTAACACGCTTACTAGTAAAATTATCTCTATTTTTATAGTATTTATAATTATTATTATTATGAAATATCAAATAATTTTTTGCTATAACAGAAAAATAACTAAATGCTTTAAAGCCTTTTGTTGAATCATACTTATGTATATTCAATACCAAAAAAGATACTACTTCATTTTTTACATCTTCAAAGTGTGCATCAAAATACGAAAATTTAAATGTATTAATTATATTTTCACACAACTTATCAAATGCATAAGCTATTTCTTCAGAATATATTCTGTTTCTGATAAGAGGGTTTTCCTCTGAATTATATTGTACAATTGCTTCTTGAACATCTTTTCCAAAATATATTCTTTTATTTTTCTTTTTTATTTTTGTTTTTGCTGGCACTTTGTTGTTCCTCTTCTATTTCGAATAATGAATTTAATAACTCTTGAATGTCTTTTAATTGTTTAAAGAAAAAATCTGTTTCATCATCTGATTCATAATGACCTGAAGCATCAACTACTTTCATTTTTTCTGTTGCATATTCTATTATCTGTTGAAATTTTATAATAAAATCTTCATATTGATTAATTCTTCTTAATGCAGCTACTGCAGTGTAAGATACAAATATTGAATATAATATTGATAAACAAAGTAGTATTTCTATAATCATTTAATTAAATAACTCATCAAATTGTTTCTTAAGATCGTTTAATTTTTTATCTTGCTTTTTGTTATCTCCACCCTTAACATGTACATCAGTATTCTTATTCATATTTTCATTCTCAATTTTAGATGCCATCATATCTGCTTGATGTACTATATGCGGAAGATTCCAAGTCAATTGGTTCTCTGCTAAATATGATATAAAATATGGCTCATTTGATTTATCGTATAGCCCATCGGTCAACTTGATTCCTAAATACTCTACTTCTGTTAATTTTATATCAAATTGATTTAATAACCAAATTGCTCTATCAGGTACTGTCATATATTGTAAATTTGGGTTGTGATTGTATATTTTACCTTGATTCTTTCTGTGCCATTCAGAATCATTAGGTACATAGTAATCATTTTCTAAATCTCCAACCTTACCTAAGTCATGATGCATTGCTACAAATATAACTTCTTCTTTTGTATAATTATCAACCTTAGCACCATTACTTTTCCATAACTCATAAATCTGATTTGTGAAATTTATTACTCTTAATACATGATCAACGTAACCACCAGGAAAACAATTGTGATAATAATTTCTTCCTGACGCTGGTGCCAACATCATTCTTGATTCTAGATCGTGGTACATCTTGAGAAGTTTTTCTCTTCTGTTGTCTGGATAATCTTCTTTGAATGTTTGTTTTATACAACCTATTAGAACTTCCCAGTTCTTCTGTATTTTGTCAGATGTTAAACTCATTGTAACCCCTTTTAATGTAATAGAATATAATACTTTTTTATAATACGATGAAACGTTTTTTTTATTTTTTTTTAAACTTCTAGTGATCTCCGGAACCAACCGAAATAAAACTTCTCCTGATTGGGCTTCCTTGTGACAAGATCAGCATAGTATTTAATTCTAAACGCTCTAACTCTCTCTAATTCAACGTTATTAATTTTTCCTAATGTTACTGGCCCTAAAACTCCATCAACAACCAAATTATGTCCTTTATTATTAGCAGCTCTCTGTACTATTCTCCCAGCTCTCTTACGGCCCATATTAACACACATATCAAAATAGATATGTCTCAATTGTTCAGGTACCTTTTCAACTTTATTCTTATCCCAATATACTGACTTGTATATTTCCTTTGCACCTTCTTTGGTTAAATTCTTTATATCTACATCAGGATGACTTCTCTTGGCTATACCAAAGTTAGTTTCACCTCCTGAATCATCGGGATCATTTACATAACCACCTTCGTGCTCTAATACTATTTCAATTATTTCATCGAATGATTTATATCTCATTTTTTTATTTATCCTTTTTCTTAGTGCCTCTAAACCAGAAATCAATAACTTTACCAAAGCTAACAATGAAACTCCCCAATATAATGTTTAATAAATCTCTATGTGTGTCACCTAATGTTAACACTGGGTGGAATAATAGATACAATACCCAGAACAAACCGGCAAACATTCCAATTGTTATTGTAAATTGCATCCAGTCAGGAAGACCATCTCCACCGTTCACATTATCTGGTCCAGTTGAGATATTTCCCTTTACTACATTCTTTATCTTTTCCATCATTTCGTTACCTTCTTAACTTTCTCAATTGAACGGCCAGCAAAGTATGCTGCGTATACAGTCATCAATAATGTCTGGTAGACAGGAACATATGCTGCTCCAATTGTGAACTCACGTATGTTTCCGTCAAATACACTTAGTATAACGAAACATATAGTTAAAAATATTAATGTTAGTGGTCTAATGTTTTTTGATAGCCAGCTGCCGTGTTTCATGTCAGCTTCCCATCTTGCTGATACTTGTTGCTGAGCTGCTTGCTCAGCTTGTACTAAAATTTCTTTTATCTTTCTTTCTGCTTCAGCTTTCTCTTCTCCCGAAGTATGGAGGTTATCTAATACTCCACCAATATCTTTTACGATATCTCCGCCACTTAAAAACCCTGTAATTGTACTTAATACGCCCATAATAAATTTCCTAGTTTATGATTATAAATATAACGAAACATAATTTGAGTTAGAAAAATGTGGTGGAGCTGTTACACCCCACCACAAGTCCGGATCTACTTTATAGCTGATCGTACGCCATAAAGACCAAAAGCAGCTAGCATTGTAAATGCATATTCTGGAATATGTATTCCAGCCGCTTCAGCAACACCAACTAACCCCATTACTAGGGCAGTCAATACTGATTTGCTTTTATACCATTGTTTATTCATGGTTTTTTCTCCTAATTAGAATGAATAACTGATTCTTATCTGCACGTCACCATCAGCTGATAATTCGGAACGCAGACTTGCGCCACCGTATTGATAACCG